AAGCCGAAGCGCTGCGGCAGGTAGTCCTGACCGGCCAGCGTGTTGACGATCTGCGTCCGGTGGGAATGCCTTCGTGCCGCCACGACGATCTGGTAGACGACGTCCATGGGGACGGGGAACTCCACCTTGGGCGCATTCACCGGGTCGAGCCGGGCACTGTCCCCGGAAGGGTTTCCTTCGGGGTAGTAGGTCAGTGCGGCGTGGCCTCGGTGCTCGCGGTCGGAGGCGCGCTCCATCTGTTGGGCCGTGATGAGGATGCAGGGGTAGGTCAACTTCGACAGTTCCATCTCCGGGGAGGCGAACTTGACGTCGACCCGACGACCACCGGCGGGGGCGTTCACGTCGTCAACCGTGATGCCCTGCAGTTTCGCCTTCAGGGCCCCGTCCTCGACGAGCCCGAACATCAGGCGACCTTCATACCGGTAGCGCGACCTCGCGCGGCGTCAGTTATGACACTCGCGCGCGCATGCTGGAAATCAGACACGTCGCCTCGCTTGACCGGTATGGGAAGTTGTGATATCTGCTGTTCCCTAGGATACGGATTCCGGGGAACCGGAAGATAACGCCCGGTCAGGCGGAGAATCGCGCGAACTGCGCGTCGCCGACGAGTTCGTCGGGGCGGATCTGGTCCGCGTCGATGGTGAAGATGATGTCGCGTCGCTGGATCTGCCCAAGCACGCCGACGCTGAGCACCTTGAAGACCTTGTTGTCGTAGACGATGCGGTCGAGCAGGTAGCGCTGGGACTCCACGTCGGTGCGGGTCAGCCCGGCCTTGTCGAGGGAGTCGATGCTCAGGGTCACGTGCAGGCCGTCGTTGTAGTAGAGGCCCCCATCCCGCTGTTCGCGCGATCCTGCGGTGTGCAGCACGTGCTGGCAGGGCAGGTCGATGGGACCGTAGTAGACGCGCCCGACGCCGGAGCCCTCGTCGTAGACGTCGTCCTCGACCGAGTCCTCGTGGCTGAAGCGGTAGTAGTCGACGTAGTCGCCGGAGACGGCCTGCTTCCCGCGCAGCGCGGCGTTGATCTGGTTGGTCTCGTAGTCGACGGAGAACCGGCCGCGACGGAAGTCGAGCCGGTTGGGGACCGTGACGGTGTTGGCAGGGATGTAGGGCCCCGCGACCTCGCCCCACTCGTTGGCAGGCATTACCAGCCCCAGCCCGCGTTCAGGCTGGAGGGGATGTCGCTCTCGTCCGCGTTGCGGTTGTCGATGGGCGGCAGGATCCGGCGAGCGGGCATGGTGTCGTCGTACTCACGCGACTCCCACACGGGCACAAGGCGACCGGTCTGGCGCGAGGTGCGACGCAGGTTGAGGGTCTCGACCCGGTGCAGGCCGACGTTCAACTGGGCGCACAGGTCGTTGTAGCGCTCCTCCAGCACCGCGATCTGGTTGCGGATCTGGGCGTAGCGCTGGGAGCGCGGGATGGACGTGCCGTCGGCGGTGTGGATGTCGACGTCGAGGGAGGCGTCCGTGGACAGGTCCCACAGCGACTCGATGGTGGCGAGCATGGCCACCAGAGGCACCTCGGCCTCGGGCAGGTCGTCCAGCGTCATGTCGCGCTCGATGTACTTGATGAAGCCACCCTGATCGCGGATGCGCTCTCGGGTCGAGCGCCCGCTGGTGTGCCGGGTGAAGGCCTCGTTGACGTACTCCTCGATCTCGCTGTCGAGGAACATCCCGGCGGACGTGCCCGAGACGATGAGGGTGTCGCCGGTGGGCAGCGGGACGAGCCCGTTCTTCTTGACGAACAGGGTGCCGTCGACGGCGTCCACCTCGTAGTCGGTCACGTCCACGAGGGGGGTCGTCACTCCCCCGCTCAGGTGCAGCACAGTAACGGCCGTGATCCGGGTCTCCGTGAGATCCCAGCGGCCGTTGTCGGTGCCAAGGCCGACGAAGGTCGACGTGAACGGTTGACTCTCGTCTCCCAGCCCACGCCGAACCTTCGCGATGGCCTCACTCAGGATGGTCACGCGGCTCCTACGACGAGGTCACCGATGTTGATGGTGAAGGTGTCGCCTGCCTTGGGGATGAAGGGCGTACCAATGGGGAAGACGCGGCGGATCGTGCCTGCTGTGCCCGTCTGTACCGTCACGAGGACGACGTGGTAGATCGTCTGCGTTCCGTCGGCCGTGAAGGTGAACGTCACCGCGCTCGTGTTCGAGGAGACGATGTCGGTGCCGCCGCTGGGGACGGCCGGGGCACCCCACGCAGCCGTCAGCCGCGCGTAGCCCGCGCCGACGTACTCCTGCATCGTCGCCATGGTGTCGGTGGACGAGATGTCGGCGACGAGCAACCCGAGATAGGTCGTAGACGTGCCCCGCAGGGTCACCTTGTCGATGACCTCTGCGAGGGTGGTGTCAGGGGACAGTGTCATGGGTTCGCTCCTTGCTCAGCCCGGCTCAGTGCCAGACGAAGCCCTTCTCGTCGAGGTAGTCGTAGACGTCCTTGGTCACCTTGTACTTCTGGTTCGGCTCGAAGGTGTAGTTCGTCCCCCAGCCGATGGTGACGTTCTCCAGCAGGGTGTTGACGCGCAGTTCCTTCTTGGGGACCCTGACCTCGACGTCCTCCGGGGAGAGGACGGAGTCGTCACCGGAGAGATCGACGACCTCGTCGCTGACCTCGGAGGCCTGCGCGGTGATCATGGACGACCGCTTCGCGGCCTCCTTCTGCTCCTCCGCGAACTTGGCGGCGAGTTCGGCCTTGCGCTTGCCCGTCAGATCCTGCGGGTTGATGTTGGTGACCATGTGGTTCTCCTAAGTCGTGTCACGAGATGTGCATTTCAAGGCTAGGGCGGAAACCGGTTCGGTTGTGAATGCCAGAAGCCGCCACCCGCAATCGGATGACGGCTTCTGGTTGACGCGTTGGTCAGGCGGTCTCGGCGATGAGAACCGACTGGTCCGTGATGAGGCCGAGGCCCCAGATGGAGTACCACGCGAGGGCGTGCTCACGACCGAAGTCGAGGATACCGCCGTCACGCAGTTCGACCGGCAGCGAGATCGCGTGGCCGAAGGCGTTGTCGCCGAGGAAGAGCGACTGGTAGATGTCGACGGTCCCGCCGACGCCACCGACGATCTTCTTGACCTGCGTGGTCTCGATGAAGACCACGTCGTTGATCCGGCCGATCTCGCCGAGCATGAAGTTGCCGGGGGCGGCGTACTTCGTGACCTCGATGAACTCGGGGTCGTCACGCAGCGAGCGCGACTGGTGCGGGTGGACGAAGCAGACGTACGTCTCGCCGAGGCGGGGCGTGTTCTTCGTCGCGAGGGTCTCGACGGCGTCCTTGACGACGGCCGTGGTGAACTTGTGGTTCACCGAGATGCCCGCACGGTTCGGGGCGACCGTACCGTGGTCGTACGGGGACAGGGCGGTCCGGGTGAGGCCCGACTTGTCGTAGCCGTAGATGGTGCTCGACGCGGTCAGGAGCGTGTCACGCGCCGAGACGTCGAGGTAGGTGGCCATGTTGCGGCCGAGGAGACGCGAGGCCGAGGCCATGACGTCGTCGAAGGACGCGTTGAGGAGCAGTTCGGAGACCGCGACGGCGTAGCCGTGCTCGGCGACCGTGATCGAGAACTGCGTCGCGGAGAGCGCGTTGGTCTCCATGCGGACACCCTCGACCAACTGGCTGGCCTGACCGAGGTTGTTGTACCTCATGAAGTTGATCGTCAGACCGGGCTGCACGCCGAGTTCGGTCTTCTTGACCGCGAACTGCTCGAAGCGGAGGATGGGCATCGCCTGAAACAGGATCTCCTTGGACCAGATGGTCTGGATCGCCTGCGACAACTGCGAGTTCGCACCCGAGTAGTTGGTCGGGCTGCCGCTGAGGGCGCTGGTTCCCGTGATTGCATTCGCCATGGGCTTCTCTTTCGGTTATGCGGACGGGCCTAGTGCCCCGCGACTGTGGGTTGTTGAAAGTTTCGGTTCGGGTCAGCCGAAGAGGCCTCGGCTGGCCGACTCCCGCGCCGTGCCCAACTGGCCACGGAGACGGGCGTAGTCCGTCATGGACATGTTCCGGATGTCAGCCGCGCTGAGGTTGCGCGTCTGACCCGTCTGGCTGAGCGGGTCGTTGCCAGCCGCGTAGCCGCCGGTGGGGGCGACTCCGCGCGGGGCGGGCACGGGGGCCTGCTGCTGCTGCTGCTGGAGAACCTGCTGCATGTTGCTGACGAGGGACTCGGTCGTCGCGGCGAGCGTCGCGATGCTGGCCTCGACCTCTTCGGGCGTGTTGCCCGACACGAGGTGTGCCAGTTCCGGCGCGATGCGACCGTTGTCGAGGGCGTCCTTGACCTTCGTCTGGGTGATCTCCCGGAGGGAGTTGAACTGGGCCTCCTTCTCGCGAAGGGCCCGCTCCTCGTCACGCTCACGCTGGATCTGGGCGATCCGCTCCTCGAACTCGGCCCGGGTCTGGGCGACGAGATCCTTGGCGGTCGACTCCTCGAACTGCTTGCGCGCTGCCTCCTCTGCATCCGCCCGAGCCTGCGCAGCGGCGGCGTCGATCTCGGCCTGCTTGGCAGCAGTGAGGTCGGACACCTGCGACTTCAGGTTCTCGATCTGCGGGTACAACTTGTCCTTCTCCTCCTTGCGCACCGACGCGAGAAGCGCGGCGACGGCGGGAGACTTCAGGAAGGCCTCCTCGTCGAAACCCTGCGGCTGGGCCGGGGGCGTCGCGGGGACGTTGACCGTGATGGTGGGCTCCGTGGGCGTCGGGACCTCGGTCTCCATCCGCATGTCACCGGAGATGCTCCGGTGGAAGGCGATGAGGTTCTCGATGGCACCCGGGGCCCGAAGGTCCATGGCGGCGAGGCGGGCGAGGTTCTTGCTCATGTCACGACTCCTGTGTTCAGCCAGTTCTACGAATGGGGCTCGATTGGCGGGGCGAAAGTTTCAACGTCTTTATGCTTGCACGCACTGAACCGCATTTTGTAATCTGGTTAGTTCGAGTCGGTTGGCAGGCGGCGCATGCCGGAGCGGGTGCCGTACGCCTGCGTCACGAGGTCGGCCAGCGCCTGCTGCTGCCCCTCGGCCGTGACGGCCTCCATCTGGTTCAGCGGGTTCGGCGCGGCAGCCATGGGGCTCGGCGCGGGGTTATCCCCCGAGGCACTGTCCCCGCCCGGGCTGGGCTCGGGGGGTAGGGGCTCCATCGCGCCGTCCGGGCCGACGATCTGGCCGGTGGCGGCGGTGATGGCCGAGGCGAACTGGGCCTTGAGGAGGGTGAGGGCAGCCTCGTACTTGGCGTCCTCGATCATCTCCTCGAAGATCTCCTGCTGCTTCTCGTCGGGGAAGGCGTTGCCGAGTTCGCGCAGCGCGCCCTGCTTGGACTCCAGCCCCATCATGATCTTCATCTGCATCTCCTGCAGTTTGAGCATGGCGTCGACGGGCAGCGGCGGGGCCCACTCGATGTTGTGCTCGAAGACGAGGGGGTCGCGGGGGTCGATGATCTCCGGCTGGCCCTCCTTGATGAGGCCGTCGGTCTGCGGGTTGTACTGCAGGGTCTCCGGCTCATGGATGAAGAGGGTCTCCAGCGCGAGGCGGTTGATCTTCTTCATCAGCGCGCCGTAGGTCAACTTCTTGTGGTTCCAGCGCTGCATCATCGGCTGGAACATGATCGCGAGGGCGACACCGGCAGTGTTGGAGATCGGCTGCATCTGGCCGAGGGCGCTCTCGGGCACCCCGGTCATCTCGTGCATGGCGCGCTTCAGGGTGTCGAGGAAGCCCATCGAGCCCGCGAGGTCTCCCATGCCTTCGAGGTTGTGCACCTCGGCGTCCTTGGGCAGACCACCCCAGACCTTGTTCGCACCCTTCTCCAGCGAGCCGGGCTTCGCGCCCTTGATGATCGTGACCGGGGCGGCGTGGTAGTTGATGATGTCGGAGATGTCCGACGCCTTCTCGTTGAACTCGCGGTTGAGCCCGATGATGTCGCCGATGTCCGACAGGCCCCACGGGGATCCGGAGACGCGGAAGTTCGGGCAGAAGGCGATGGGGATCTGCCCGAGAGGGTTGGGGCGCGAGTCGATCAACTCGTCGTTGAGGTACTCCTCGATGACGTCGTCGGTCAGCACCTCGGTGTAGGTGAAGACGGCTCGCGTGCCATCGGCGGTCGTAGACCAGAAGCGGTACTTCAACTTGAAGCGGACGAGCCGCTCGCGGTCGTGCGGGTGCCACTCGGGGAAGCAGAACGAGGGGTTGAGGATGAGGATGCGGACCCGGCCGGGATGAACCTGCCCGGCGGAGTCGACCCACTCGTCCTCGTAGGCGACCTTGACGAAGACATCGCCGTTGACCGACCCGGTCTGGCCCATCTCCAGCAGGAGTGCCATCTTGTCGTTGTCGGTCTCCCAGATGCGCTTGTAGAGCGCCGGGATGATGTGCTGGTACTGCTTGGCGGTCGTGAACTCCACACCGCGCGCGAAGCAGAAGTTGGTCGTGTAGTCCGAGAAGGCTCGGACGTAGTTGAAGGTCAGGTTGTTGTCACCGGCGGGCTTGGCCACGCTGTAGTGGTGGCCGAGGTACCACGCCCAGTTGGTCGCGTAGCGGTTGAGCCGTGGCCCGTGGACCTCGAACTCCTCGTCCGCCAGTTCGACGAGGCCGAGCGGCGACACCGAGATGGCGAGGTCGGCACCGGAAGCCCGCGCACTGGGGGCCGCGAACGAGATTGCCGACATTCGTACTCCGTCTCTGACAAGCGAGTCATCGCGTCCGATTGACGCTCTTCGAGTCTACTTTTGGGCCAAGGCCGTCTGTTAGCGCAGCGGACGCACAGAGGAGGGCTGCAGCGAACGTGCTTCCTTCCCGGCGGCGTACCGGGTGGGGTGCCCGTCCGAGCGGGTGATCGTCTCCCCCGTCGGGAGCACCTCGTGCACGGCGTACATGCGCTGACCCTCGATGAGCGGCGCGGTGGAACTGCTCACGACGAAGCAGTTGTTGATGACCTTCCGGGACAGGACGACCCCCGAACTCGCGGGGAGGTCGGGGGTCGCTTCCTTCGGCGCGTTGAGCGCTACCCGGCGACGGTCGTGGAAGTCGACCATCGCGGGGGCTCAGTCCGTG